AATGAATTGAAAAAATATAAGTCATTTAAAAATAACTGATACTTTAGACTAAACATTCCTCCAGATATTGTACTATTATCAAATCTAAAAACTTTATTAATGCCAATTACTGCTGGCGGAACTTGAATGTAATTACTATTTTCTTCATATGAAAATGTTACACTAGCTCCATCAATATCAGAACTTGCGGTTGTAGTTACAATTCCTGCAGTACTACTACCTCCCCTTGCTCTGCCTCTATCTATATCTTCCTGTGTTATTTTATATTTTAAGTATGTTTGAACTACACCATCAAAGTGTCTCTCATGAAATAACTGCAGGGCATCATCAACTAGATCATCTATTTGCTCATCGGCAACGTTGATTTCTAGTACTGGTGCTCCCAGTTGTCTCTTGCAATAGTTAATTAAATCTGCTCTACTTGCTGGTTGCGCCATTTATTCCACAAGTTTCCTAAGTGTATTTAGGGTGCTGCTGATACTGGGTTATAAACATATATATTGCCATTAGCAAGAGAATAGTAAGTTCCTCCTGCAGCAACAATTACATCATATACATATCTACCTTCGTTTAAACTTCTAGTCGATGTTGAACCAAGTGAAAGTTTTATTTTACCATCATATGCACTAGTGAAACCAACAGTGAAGGATGTTGTAATCCCAAGTGTTGCTCCAACGGCAACGCTTTTAGACATTGCTGCTGATCCAGTATATCCAGTGAGATCAAATGCCGAGTTTGACGTTGTATAGACGTTTAGATTTGCATTAAAATCTGAACCACCTTGAATAGTCAGATTTACTCCATATGGGACACCAGAGTCGGGGTCAAAAGTAATATTTTTAGATGGCATCTGGAAGTCCTATTACTGACATTGTTTCTTGCTGTTTATAATAAAGTTTTGCAAAAGACTTTGCAATATTTTTTAACATATCGCGATCATTACAATTATCTATATCAGTTGCAATCTGTTGATATGCAAAACTTTTAGATAAATTTTTTAATTCAATTTGATCGGGATCCATTTAGTAACTCCTTTAGTAAAGATTTAATCTCGTCAAGTTCACCTTTTACATTAGCAAGGTCTTGCTCTATTGTATGTACTTTTTGATTCTTTTCATTCTTAACACTTTTAGTGGAAAGATACTGAGAATAATCTAAACCATTTACATTAATAATTGCATTGGTTTCAGGATCTCTTGCGAGATCCTTATTTCCGTCCAGTTCGTAGAAATCCATATTATGCTAAAGCTATTACCCTCAAGTCCTTAATTCTAGGAACATAACACTGATTATTGGATGTTAGATTTAGTTTTACTCTGTAAGTTTTAAACGAAGGTAAATTATCGATAGAGAATGTATATTCTCTATAATCCACGAGAGCAGAATCATGAGCCAGAGTATTGGACTTAACTATGAATACATCTGGTTGACCGTTATTATTTTGCGGAGCAATTACCTGACCTCTAGTATTAAGGTTAGAATAACCTGGGAATGGTGAGAAGGTTGGTTCAAATCCAGGTTCGTTTGCTACAGAGTAGAATGCTCTGATGTCCGCATCAATATTGATATGAGCAGAAAGTATAATCTTGATAGAAGATGCTGAATTTTCTAATACAATTTCTTTAGAAATATATTGACATGCTGTGGGATCTTCTTCAATACTATCTACTCTAGAATCAGTTGCATAGTTTGTAACAACATTATTTACTCTGTTTGATGTAAGTACAGCACTTACTCTCTGAGTATCAATGACAGGGGTAAGTCTTGTATCAACAGTGTTCAAGAACATCCTCATGTTCATTGATTTAGACCCAGGAACTGTAGTTAAGTTTGCATCTTCATTAATTTTAGATGCAATCATTCTTGGAGAATCAAAATAATTCTTCTGATTGATAATGATATCACTAAATCCTGCATTTAAGAAAGGAACTTCTGTTCCACTGAAACTCGTAGATGTAGTAGTCCTTAGTTCAGCATTAATAGTTGTTCCAGGGACTGTCATATTATGTACATTAGGAGTAATCAGTTCAAATGGCATATTCTGAGTTGCTCTAACCTTTGTACCACCTGTGGATTTAGAGCGATTGAGGAATAACTGAGGGAATCCAACATCAGTATTTCTAGCAGTTCCAGTGTTCCCACTCACGTCGAGTTTAATTTTATAAGAATCGAATGTGAATGGATCAGATTCCGTTACATCTGCTAGAGAATGCGTCTTGTTAATTCTGTCAAGACTTACACCAGACAATTCATATTTAAATACAGGAGTTCCTGCTGGATACGATTTTGGATTACGACCTCTTACAATATTTCCACCAATAGTATTTCCAGTTACATTAGTGTATGTGATTATTTCATCACCAATAAGAAGTAGACCTGAGTTAGTTGTTCCAACTCCAACATTTTCAAATGTAGCAAATGTTGCACCAAGTCCAACCGTGAGACCTGATGTAGAGTCTGATGGATACGCTACAGAGAGCGTTGTTGGTTTGATGTCAGGTTTTACTCCAGAAAGTCTAACATCATTTTCAGTGAAATACATTCCATGGTTTTGATGACTAATATTCATGTGCAGACCATCGTTAATAGTAACAATAGATGCAATTTGAACATCTCCTCCTGGAGCACCTGGAAGATCGTTATTTAATGTCTTGGCAACTCCAACACTATCGAAGTAGTTCATTGACTTACCACCACCAACAACAAAATTACCTTGAACATTATCAAGAATAAGTTCGTTTGTAACTCCTATTCCAGTTATAGTGAGTTTGGCGTCTCTACCGATAGTAGCAATGCCGATAGTAGAAATTCCAAGGACATCTCCAACTACATAACCAGAACCTCCCGCAGTAATGGTTGCTCCAGAAGCAACGATACCACCATTAAGGACACTAATTTCTGCAGTTGCACCTCTACCACTACCCGTCAGTGTGATGAGGTTGACCCCAGCGAACGTATGAGAACCATCAGCAGGCGTATAACCTATACCAGGGTTAGATACGCTAAGAGTCCCTGTCACGGATCCAGCAGTGCCTACAAGGTCTCCTGTAGCGTTGGTTCCATCTTGGAAGAATGTATTTCCAATTTGATATCCAGAGTCTCCAACAGTTGTTCCCAGACCAACTCTGATTTTTTTAGATGAGATTGAAATAGGATCGGGAAGTAACTTAGCAATCTGAGCATTTCCTTGCGTGAGTTCTGGACTGTAGAACTCAACACTTCCACTTTCTATGAAATCTGCTCTATACAAAGTAAATTTAAGATCTTCCCACTGACTTGGTTCCCAAGTGGTATTATTTTGAGATTTGAATAGTGAACCAAGATATGGTTGGTTGGAGATAAACGTGTCAGTTAATAAATCATTTTCACCAATTCTAGAAATATATACAGTATACTTAGTAGAGTTGGATGCTAAACATATCGCATATTCTTTACCACCTTCAACATAAACAGGTGATTTAAATTGAACGTTTGTAGCAATAGATCCGTCAGAAGAAGTTTCAATATCAGATGGGTCTAAAACAATCTCAGAACCAGGAAGAATTTTAGTGGTTGGGAGACCATTGTCCATAGATCTCAGTTGGAAAACAACTGGGACATCCAAGTCATCAACTGTTCTGAAGAACACATCACAACTGGTTAAGAAGCAACCAGTTTCGTCTTCAACTAAGAAAGATTGTGCAAGTGGGTCATACCAAGTAATGATTGTTTGAGTTCTTTGTTGCGTACTGACTACATTAGAGTTAACTACTTGTGTACCAAGAGTTTGCTCCACGTTTCTATCTTGGAATTCTCTTCTTTGTTCTATCCTTGCGTTTCTAATAGAAAGGATATTTTCTTGAACAGTTTCTAAAGTACCAGTAGAAGTAAATGCTTCTTCTGCAATAGTAGATGCTAAATCCTGATTGTTATCAATATCATTTACTAGAGTAAATGTTTTTGTTCCTGTTTCAAATTTAGGGAAGTTGACATTATTTGGATCAGCAATGAAAAGGCTACCAATAATAGTAGATGACAAATCAGCAATGAGTCTTACATCATCTAAGGTGGCTTGTGCTCCACTTGTTTCTCCAACAAACGTCATTCCTGTCTGAACATGCCCAAAATAACTACCTTGGGGTTGTTCCGAAAGAGAAAGAGTGTCAACATTTAAAATTGTTGATGTTGATGAATATGAATTTGCAAGTGGACGATTAGTATAAGGATTTTCGCGGAAAGTTTTTGTTGGGCTATCGTAAGCGCCCTCTCTATGATTTGACTGAGCAACTCTAAAGGTAATTCTAGGAGAAGTCTCATTAGATTCTTCAGAAAGACCTGTTCTTACGATTGATCCAGTTACAGTTTCTCCAACTTGGAATGTTCCACTATTCATGGAAATTTCAAGTAGTTTGGGTACACAATACTTAGTAACATCTACCCCATCAAAGAATGCATACAATCTTGTAAGGGGTTTCATTTTTTTAGAAACAAATTCAATGTTTCTAGATCTCATATTTGCAATCAAATCTCTACTGATAGTTCTGTCTCCTAGAGAATTGGTATCAAATTGTTCAGTAACAATAGTTCTAGAACCATTTCTAGATTGAACACCACTTTGAACTCTACTTACAATAGTTTCTTCTATAACCTGATCAGTAACGGTTCTGGTGTTTGTTCTTCGTCTGGATCTATTACCAGGTCCTTGACGATGAATGGTGTCTGGTCCATTATTAAGAACTCTTCTCCTGGTGGTAGTTTCATCTGTAATGCCACCCCAGTTAGTTTCCCAAGAATCCCAAAGAATTGGACCAAACCCAGTTTGAGGGTCAACTTCCCCGTTTGCTACAAGTGCATCAAAAGTTTCATTATAGTCACCTTCTTGCACGATAGTTTTTGCTTCTAAACGAGTTGTATCCACCCAACTATCAGTTGATGGAGTTAACTCCATGGTTCCATTCCAGAAACTAATAAGGAATGGAGTAACACTTTCAGTTCTAGTTGCAAATGCTTGAGTAATATATTCAACTTCAGCATAATCAAGAGTTAGGACATCATCTCCTTTTCTTACATTGTTACCCTCAATAGCAGCAACACTAGAATCTGCATTAGGGTCTCTGTCAACAACAGGACCAAGAATCATGTCAACCGAATTGGTATAATGTTTTGGTCTAAGTTCGTTATACTTTATATCAAGAGAATTCTTAATATCAAAACTATCATCTTGAGTTTGGAATCCAGAGAAATTGTCTACGAAGAATCCTGATTTAAATCTGTTTAAACCTTCAGAATCAGAAACAAATAAGTTTGCAGTTTCTTTCTCCAATAAAGAAAGAGTAGTATAATATTCAAGACTTCTAATTCTATCTTCAAGTCTTTTGATATCCTGCATACGATATCTCTTATGCTGGTTAAATGCTAATTTTGCGTCACTAACATTAAAGAGATATGGGGGTAATTCTATAGTACAAATTTCAATTGCATCATCAATAGGGTTTGGGTTTACCGGATCATCAGAAGGAGTTCCATAAACAACCTGAAATCTTCCATCTTTGGAGAGGAAAACTCTATCAATTCTTCCTTGATAATAATCAACATCAGCAGTAATAGCTTCGTCAGACGCTAAAATATGCTGAACCGATTGTCCTGCCCCATTAAAAACTCTCCCTGCAAACTCTAATGGAGATCTAACATTTTCGGCAACACTATATTCGGAAACTCTTGGTCTTAAATCAATAATATCACTGGTTCTATATCCATTAACTGTTTTGATTTCTTCAGAATAATCAAAGTTTCTATAAGAATCTACAGTTACAATATCACCATTATCAGTTGTATCAAAATACGCAGAGGTAAAGTAAACCTTTAACTGGTTTACTGGTGCGCTGCTCTTTACTTTTCTTTTTATAGATCCATAAGAATAAAGAGTTTCTTCTTGACCAGTTCTGAATGTGTAGTTTGAAGAAATATTGAAACTAGGTGTGGTTAAAACAGAAACTCTAGCATTAATATTAGACTCATCAAA